CAAAATAAGTCCGAAGCTGCAGATGATGCATACAATTTCGCAATGTATGAATCTCATCGCATCAAAGGATCGCCGGAAGGCAGTGATATCAATTTCCTACCATCTCCATGTATGTTAGGTTCTCGTGGGCATTTAAGTCCCCTTGATGAACGAAAAATTCGTCCAATTTTTATCTTTCCTATGGAAAGGTTGATTGAAGAGGGTCCACTTACTGTTCCGCTGACACAGTTGTTTAAAGACAACCCCAGCCCCATGTTTTTTGGGAAGAACATAATTAATAACTTGATGAGAATGTTAATGATTGATGAAGGATGTGAAAACTCCGTTCTCAATCTTGATTGGTCGAAATTTGACTCGTCTGTCCCCCCGTTCTTGATCCGCGAAGCGTTTGATATTCTACTACGGAATATAAACTTCGAGACGTATCGAGGAGTCCCAGTGTCCGCGGGTAATCGCCGCAGGTGGGCTCGTCTGTACCAGTTTGTTCAAGACTACTTTATCTACACACCCATTTGGTTACCAGATGGATCTGTCAAGGTTAAAGCTGGTGGTATCCCATCAGGGTCTGGTTTTACTCAATTAATCGGATCGGTTGTCAATCATATCGTTGTATCAGCGATTTGTAATTATATTGGTTTCAGCGTAAAATCTCTTCGAGTATTAGGAGATGATTCATATACCGTCATTCGTGGCGAGAAAGGATCGATCAAAACAGATCAATTTGCTGCTGTAGCTCAACAGTTCTTTGGTATGACTTTGAACTCCGAAAAATCAAAGCAGTGGAAAGGTGATTCTATGGAAAAGACTTTCTTAGGCTATCAATTTAGAAGAGGGATGCTCTATCGTCCAACGAGAGAGTGGTTTCTTTCTTTACTGTATCCTGAGAGATTAGTCGCTTCTGTTGATGAGTCCTTCTCCCGCATTGTGGGTTATCTTTATATAGGAGCAACTACTGATCATAAATTCAGTCAGTTTGTCGACTATTTTCAAAAAGGATATCCTCTGAATACCAAATATATTTGGCGTCCGGATCGTGACCAGGCGAAGAAATTTAAGTTTACGTTAGGTGTAACGCCTGATTTCGTTGCATTCCGTGATCTTTCTGTATGGGACATGGCTTTTAAGCTTGTCTATGGGTGGCCCTCAAAACGGTCGGCCCGTGTGAAGTACGTGACTCCGTACTATGTCAATGGACTTACGTAGCTTTTGTG